CCCCAATTCACCAGAGTTTATGTCAGCAGGAGTTGAACCTGTGAGTTCTGGAGTTGACAAAGGCGATGTCATATAGACACTTGCTTGGACGTATCCTTCAACGTCTAGTTTAGTAGCAGGACTACTCGTCCCAATCCCGACATTATTACTGGAGTTGATGTAAAAACTATTGTCTACATTCAACGCATAACCAGAACCCGCATTGTTGATATACAAACCAGTTGATGTAGAGCTTGCGTTTTCAACATTAATTCTTGCTACGGAACCACCAAGGTGAGCAGTGTTTGCTCGCACATTTAATACAGATCCTCTGTTGCCAGCGGCTTGGTCAAGAATGTATAGCGCACCGCTGTCATTGTTGTTTGGAACTGCGTAAGTATTTTGAATATATGTAGCCGCATCCTTTGTGCCATTAACTACATTAACCTTTCCTTTGCTTGTAGTTGTTGTCCCAATCCCCAAAGACTCCGCACTCGCATCCCAGAACAGCTTAGGTGTCGTGCCAGTGTCTTCGTAAAGTTGAAAATCCCCGCCTCCAGTAAACCTACCTCGTTCTACTCCAGATGTTTCAAAAATTAGAGGAGATGTTTGAGCGTTGATGTAAGTATTACCACCGCCAGTAAAATCTAAACCGCCACTGGATGCATCAACAGTCAACCCATCAGCCGTGACTGTGCCTGTTACGTCAATGCCGTTGGAGGTTGTGGCGAGTTTTGCACTTGCTGACGTAGTACCGTGATATAAAAATGTTTGACCGGTAGAGCTATTACCGGCAATCATGTTTTGGTTATTAGAGTTTTGTAAAAGAATGGCATTACCATCTGTTTGAATTACAAGATTACCGGTACCTGCATCTTTAACGTAACTATTAGTAGAATCATGATAGATCTGTAAATCACTACCCGCACCAAAGATGGCTTTGTCGTTGTCGCCAAAGTTAGCACCGCCATCAAAGGTGACAGCACCAGTGAACGTACCGCCACTAGAGGCTGATACAGTGTCAGCGACTGTGAAGTTGCCAAAGGCAATAATCATCACTTCATCGTCTGTGCTAGCCCCTGTAGTGAGCGTAATAGCACTGGACGTAGCTGTGTAGTCTGTGTCCTTCTCTAGCATTACACCATTCAGGAACACCATCTCTACACCGACTGTCAAGGCTAGTGTGCGTGATGCATCGTCAGCACCAGAGAACACTGTCTGTCCGCTAGTGGCTGTGTAGTAGTATTTCTCCATTGTCTCAATAGACGCTGAAGATGCCGCAATCCACACAGAGCCGTCATAGATACGCATCTCACCTTCAGTAGAGTTGAAGTAGAGCGCACCAGTGATAAGGGCATTGCCATCGTTGTCGAGAGCAGGATCGGAGGCTTTAGAGCCTAGGTAACGATCATCAAAGCTATCGTATGAAGAAGCCGCATTAGCCGCTGAAGCCGCCGCCGCAGTTGCACTGCTAGCCGCAGAGGTTGCGGAGTTTGCAGAGGATGTTGCTGATGAAGCTGATGCAGTGGCTGAAGTAGCCGAATCAGTTGCAGAGGTAGATGCCGCAGACGCAGAAGCCGCCGCATTAGTTTCTGATGTGCTTGCGGCTGAGGCTGAGTTAGCTGCCGCTGTAGCCGATGCCGCCGCCGCTGTAGCTGAAGTAGCCGCATCAGTGGCAGAGCCTAGGATAGAGTCTACATAGCCCTTACGGGTGAGTGTGTCGTCTGTTGTAGGGGTGGCAGTAGAAGTGGCTTTGTTAGCACCTAGTGTAATGTCACCGGTCATAGTACCACCGCTGAGATTCAGCTTAGTGGCATCCTGTGTGTCTACATAGCCCTTGCGTGTCAGTGTGTCATCAGTGGCAGGAGTGGCTGTTGATGTTGCCTTGTTCGCTCCTAGCGTGATGTCACCTGTCATTGTACCACCGGCTAACGGTAGCTTGGTGGCAATAGAATTAGTGACGGTAGTGGCAAAGTTAGCATCGTCATTGATAGCCGCCGCTAGCTCATTAAGTGTGTCAAGAGCACCCGGAGCAGAGTCAATAACTGCGGTAACTTGTGCGTCAACGTAGCCCTTTGTAGCGGCATCAGTGGAAGCTGTTGGAGTACCAAGACCAGTAATCTTGTTTGTACCCATAGCAAGATCACCAGACATGGTGTCTCCTGCCTTGTTCACCTTCAATGCGTCAGCAGTGTCTACATAGCCCTTAGAGGCCGCATCTGTGGAATTTGAAGGTGTAGCAACAGTGAGTGTGCCAGTGACTGTCCAGTTGCCTGTAACAGTGCCTGAAGCTAACGTAGAAGCCCCTGTAACGCCTAGCGTACCACCTACGGTAGTGTTACCCGTTACAGCTAAAGAAGTGGGAGTAGTACCGATCTCAACGATAGTACCTGAGTTGTTTGTAAAGAGTCGCTTGTCAACAGTGTTGATGGCAAGTTCGCCAGTAGACAAGTCGCTTGTGGTAGGTACGGCTCCAGTAGTGGTGGAGCGTTTAATGAGGATGTCGGTAGCCATCTTCCATTCCTGTATTGGTGGGGAACAATGAAAAGAGGAAAGCCCCCGAAGGGGCTAACCAAGAGGATACTATTAGCCCGGAAGTGCTAACAAGAATCCTGTTTCAGGACGCAATACCTGTACACCGTAGAGAGTATCTGCAGTGAAAAGGTCAGCAAGGTATTCTTGCTTGTACTGAGTCTGTGAACGAACAGCCATCTGCTCTGCAAGTACCATTGTGTCACGGTGTGCTAAGATAGCACCACGAGTGTCTTGTACTGAAGTAGTAGCAGTGTTCTGAGTAGCTGTTTCGATGACAGGTACGTTTGTAGACACATAGATGTCAACACCGTACAGGTTACCGATCAAGCCGTTCTGTACGCCTTGCTGATTAGTGAAATCAGAAGAAACGTAGCGATCAATGCCGAGCATTGTCTGACGGGCTGAAGGAGGAATGACGAAGAAACGTCCGTCCATTGGTGCATCAGCATCGTCCATCAACTTGATGAGTTGGCGGAAAGCAAGATCAGTAAATGCATCTGTGTCTTCCATTGTGTCATCAGCGTATGTAGCAATACCTGAAGAGGCATTCACGTAGTAGGCGTTTGAGTTTTCCCAAGCGTCTGGAGTGAATGTGCCGTCGATTTCAGCTTCTGTTGCAGAGCCATCACCGAAACGTAGACCAAGGTTGAACAAGTTAGAGTCAACTTGCTTAGCCAATGCGTAACCAGCATCGTCTGTGTAGAAACGACGAAGGCTATCGAGAGCCTGAACTTCTACGATGTCCTCGATCAAACGAGAGTATTCGTAGTGCTTGTTAACTGCAATCTGAACTTCTGATTCAGTGTTTGCAATGATGGTTACCGCAGTGTCAGCCGCTTTCGCATTTGCATCGCCACGAGTAGGCTTAGGAATGTGAAGAGTGTCACCCTTCTTGCCTGACATAGGCATTTTGTTAACGAGGTTCGCAAGAACCAAGTTCTTTTTGTAGGCCGCAACGATTTCGTCGGACCAAAGTTCTGGGATAAAGGTTGCCGCTTCAGTTTTAGCGGTAAAGCCTCCTGCTCCCGGATAAGTTGCAGTTGCCATGAGTAGTCTCCTATAAGGCTATTAGCGAACCCTTCCCTCTGCATAGGCACTGCGAATTTCTTCTGCTAATGACATGTATCGGTCTGGGTCAGTTTGCATGAGTTTAATAATATCAGCACGGCGATAAATCTTTCGACTTGGTGCTTCTGCAGACCCTTTTGTATTCCCGGTTGATGCCTTCTTTACTGAATCTTTACGAGCTTTCGTTTCTGTGTTAGCGGCTTCAGTCACCATATTCTGGCGTTCTTTCCAGCTACTCAGAAGCTCGTCAGCGGCTTCAAAATCATACTCTTTGTCCGCTTTTCGAAGCATTTCGATGCGAAACTTAGATTTTGTAACCCAATCAACAAATCCTTGATCACGAGCAATGTTTTCGAAATCAGGGTGTGCGGATTTCAGTTTAGCTAATGCTTCCTGTTGACGTAGTTGCTGAGTGATTGTTTCAGCTTCTTTAATCTTAGGATGATTTGCAATAGCGTGAGCAACAGCCTTTTCAGGGTCTTCGAAGAAATCTACAGATTCTTCAACTGTGCTAGTGTGGGCTTGTTCTTCTTTTGCGAGTTGTGTCTTAACGAAGTCGTCTACAATCTTTCGTAGCTCACCGACTTCTGAAGATTGTCGTCCAAGTAACTTTTCAGCTTCTTGATGCATTCTGACAACCTCTGAAATGTCTTTCCCTTGATATTTATCGGGGATAGCATCTTCTGAGGGTTCACTGGCTTCTTGAGTTTCCTGTTGAGTTTCCTCTTCAGGCTCTTCGAAGTTGTGTACTTCTTCGTCGTTCAGTTCTTCGTCTTGGCTTTCGCTTATAAATTTTGCCATATTATTACTCCGTGCTATAATAGCATTATGGATATGTTACTTTCTAGCGGCTCTTTCGTGATCCCTTGCCCACTTATCGTCTGCATCCGGCCAACCGAATCCATTAAATTTCGTAGAGATCGGAGAGATTATCCGCTGTGCTGTGTCGCCGCATTCAGGGCAAGTAGCGAACTCATCAGAGTTATCTACCCATTGTTCCTCAATGTGGCTACATTTATTACACTTGAAGTCGAAACGTCTAATCATCGTCTGACTCCAAGATTGAATCATAAGCACTACGTATTGCTGTTTCGAAGTTAATTAGTCTACGTAGTGCTAAGCGTTGACCTTTGACTAAGTCAAGCTCTTGCTGATCTTTAATGTCTTCTATACGGAAGGCGTCAAAGCTCTCAGTAAGTTCTTCAATTAGTTGCTTCCAACCTTTTGAAGAGAACAGAGAGAAATATGTTTCATAATATTCTTCTGTTTCTTTATCCAAAAGAATTATCCTCCTTTCTGTGAGGTTCTCTGAACTATATAGTTAGTATAGCATACTTTTTTGTAAAAGTCAAGAGCTTTCAGCAACTTTTTTACTGTTGGCGGTTCTCTTGGGCTTGCATAGCTCGTCTAATTGCTTCTGCATTTCCTGCATTTGCTTGTTGACTAGGCTGAGCTTCTGGTCTATTGTTTGGTATAGACTCTCCCATTCTTTGTTGGTTAGCATTTGTCACTCCTTGTGATGCTTTCTGGTTAATCTCTTGCTCCTTAAGATAGAGCTCTGCTACTTTGGCTCTACGCTGGAACTCTTTATCGTCTTCTTCACCGGGCTTCAGATTTGAAGATAATACTTTCAAACGATCTGTCTGAGCTTCGTATTCGCCTAATGGGATTTCTGAAGCAATCTTCTGAGCTCTGGCTTGAGACTCTTGTGCTTGACCATTGAATGCGTTGATCTGTGCTTGCAACTGTGCCTGTTGTAGCTGAGCTTGCGCTTGTGCGGCTTGCTGTTGCTCTGGGCTAGGTTGTTGTGATTGACGCAGAGACTGGATCAAATCTTCACGGTTTGATAAGTTCATGTGGTCAATAATGGCTTCTAGTAATTTAGAGTACATCGGTGAACTCTTGTCCATTGTTTGTAGCAACTGAACCAATTGAGTGACTTCATACTCACGGGCAATGATGCCTAATGAGCTTGAAGGAACAAACTTGAAGTCATTAACAGGGTAAATCTCAGGGGTATACTGCATGTAACGCCAAGCAGACTTCTCAATGAAAGGTACTAAGAAAGACTCTTGGAAGTTAATCAGTGTTCGCTTATGACGCTTAATAATTGCACCTAAGCCCATTGAGATACCGGCGGCAGTCGATTGTGAATTAATTGAGCCCGGAATCCCTGCGGCATCGATAGCTCCGGTAGCCTGTTGTACCATCTGCATCAAATCTTTTGCTTGTGCAAATGAGAGTTGGTCTAGTTGACCAAACTGGAAAGGCTTGAGGATCTCTGACGGGTTACCGTTGGTTAAAATCGCTTTACCGGGTCTTACTTCCATTTTAGCGCCACGAGGGAGCCTAGAAGCGTCTACAGCAAGCATTGGGTGCACTGTCAATGCCAAAGCATCAATACGAGCACGGAGCTCAGTATCAAGGGCTTTCTGAGAGTTGAATCCTTTTTCACAGATTCCTCGTCCCCAAAAACGTCCGGGAACAGTATCCCAAGAAAACGCAACAATCGGACGATCTTGCATCATGTAGGGATTTTCTTCAATCTTCAGTAGTTGACCACCATTCGCCATGACGCAAACAACTTCGATGTATTCTTCGTTCTTACGATCTGATTCTGACTCATCCTCTAAGATATCAGCAATCTCTTCATTGTCGTCTTCTACCATCGCCATGTCAAACATGTAACGAGGAACTAGACCGTAATACTTAGTCAGTCTTACCTTGTCGTCTGAATAGATTGTTAAGTCTTGATCAGGCTCTAGGTCAGTGTCTTCAAATGTAGATTCAAGCAATACATCACGATAAACACCATCATTGATTAACATCTCTACCTGATGCTTAGGAACAAACTCATCAACCGCAACACCTAATGCAGACTCAATATCCGTGGCTACAGGGTCAATTAAGAAGTTCTGAGGCAAGATAGGCTTCAGTTTGACAACGAAGCGCTCACGTGTCTCAACACCGACTGCAGTGAGGTCACCGCCCATTGCAGGGCGTGTTGCAGGTTTCATCTCCCGCATTTCTTCAACAACCAATTCAGCAATACCAGTGCCAAAGACTGCAGAGTTTAAGATTGCTTCAGAGACTGACTTACGTACCTTAGTCCGTGAAAAGTCTTCGTCAAGTTGTTTTTGCAACAGTGCGATGTCTTGTGGTTGTTGATCTTGTACGTCATCCTTAATAGAGAAGAATCGTCCTCTACCGAATGTCGCTTCTTCCACTTCAGCAACAGCGGACTCAACAGCTTGTTGCAGTGCAGGAGAAATGATCTTAGAGCGTTCTGATTGACGCATTACATCTTCTTGTGCCCAAATACCACGCCATAAGCGATAGTATTCATCGAACTTCTCAGCGTAGTTAGACTCGTAATGGTCTCTCCACTGATCACACTTCGACATAATCCAACCGACTAGGGCTTGGTCATTCTTAGCATATTCCATATTAATATCCTGCTATAGGGTCTATGATTTCAAATTCCTCTTCCTCAAAGTCAACATAGTAGCTAACTTTGGCAAGCTGATCGACATACGCTAATGCATCAACTAAGTCATCATGCACTAACGGGTTTGGAAACTGAAATAGCTCATCCAAGAACTCAGTATTCCATTCACCCTCAGAGAGAGTGATTTGTCCATGTTCGAAGCGTCCTTGCAGAGCCCAAACAATTCTGTCTACCTTCTTTTTATTCCCGTGTGTTAGTTCTTCCACACGAAAGTAACGATTACCGCTTTTCATCAAGTCGGTGAGATAAGGGATTACTGCGTTCCTCAAAGCCCCTCGTTCAATCCCTACTGCAACCGGTTGATAATGGTCTACAGCCTCAAAGATCTTTCTGGCAGTCTTTTTAATATCCCATCGCCCTGAAATGATATCAGCAATCCACCAACCATTCATTCCAGCCTTCACAATCGCTATTGCTGTTTTGTCCAGTCTTTTCCCTTTACCGGTGGCGTTTGAAGCAACGTCAGCAAAGCCAGCTAAATCCACAGCAATATAATACTCACCGTCATCTGGTTCTTCGTTGCTGAATTGTATCCAGTCTTCTTTGAAGATCTCAGAACCCAATGCCTCAAAGCTCGCCATAAACTCCTGACGGAAGGCGTAGGATGACATTGACTTCTTAGCTGTGTTAATCTCTTCCGGGTCAAGCAACGGATTATCGTAGCTGGTAAAGTGCCATGCTTGATACGTAGGATCATCACTAAGCTCCGCATACTTAAACAAGTCATAGAAATGATTTCGTCCAAGCGGAGTTCCAATGAACAACGCATGACCCTTCTGGTCAGCAAGTGCAGGTCTCAGTACGGTCTCCCACACAGACGGTTTCATGTCTGCGTATTCATCCAATACCAAGAACTTCAGAGAGACCCCACGCATCGTCTCTGGTCTATCCGCACCCTTTAAACTAATCGTCGCACCGTTGATCAGTTTAATTTGCATATTATTCACATGGCTTCCTGAGATCACAGGATTACCAAGCTCAAGCAATGTATTCCACATAATGTCCCTAGCCTGACCCTGTGTCGGGG